TGCGTTACCAGACATTTGCGTATTAGGTTGTTTTTTTAATTCTTTTGCTAACATTTCTTCTTTTGTCATCATTCCGTATGCCATATTATATCCTTTTTTCTGGTTTTCTAAGTTGTTCTCTATCGTGTATATCCATCATTTCATCTAGTGTTGGAGTACGCAGTAATTCTTTCATAATATCTGGTTCTTTTTCTTTTGGTTTTATATTTTTATAAGACATAGCTAAATACCTAAAACTATCACTACCATGTGATGCCCAGTTGTGTAAAGGGTTTCTTCTAAAAACTCTTTTAGTATCGTCCCATTCTCTTTGGTAATTTCTCAAAGCATTAATACCATTTTCACATCTCTTAACATCAAAATAACAATTTGGCAACAATAATCGTACAGCATTTATTCCATCATCAACTTTATGACTAGGAACTATACGTGGGCGCCTGCCCATATTTATTAAAGTTTCTGCTCTAGTTCTACCTGTACCTAGTTCTCGTACTTTAGCATCATGTGGTAAATAATCGTCGCCCCAGTATTCTATTTGCATCTCATCCATTACTTTTACATAATGGTCTAAACCTACACCAGCGCATTCATAATAATCAAAAACTCTTACTTCTCCCATAGTAACTTGGAAAAACCATAAAGCACAACTATCAGATATTCCTAAATCCCATGCTACATGAACAGGTAAGCTAGGGTCTTTTTCTACTTTTGTAATTCTTCCTTCTTGTTCTGCTTCTATAATTAAATTACCATAATACGAACCTTTAATAGCTGCTGCCCATGAACACTCAAATTCTTGCATGAACTCATCTTCACCCATTTGTTTTTTTGCTGCTTGTAATTCTTCTGGGTCTACTACACCTGTTTCACTAGCACGATAAATAGCTCTATGCCATTCGCTATCATCTTTCGCATCTTCGTATAGTTGCCAAAATTGATTTCTACCTTTTGGTGTACCAATAAATATTGCCCAACCTTTTCTATCGGTTAAGGCAGGTCGTATTACTTCACTCCACATTCTAGGAGACATATCTGCATATTCATCTAAAACACAACCATCTAAGAATATTCCTCTTAGAGCATCAGGGTCATCTCCTGCACCATACAATCGTATACGACTTCCATTTATTAAATCTACTCGTAGTTCAGATTGGTTTATTTTTGTTCCGGGAATATCTTTTGTATAATACATTAAATAATCCCAAGCTACAGCTTTTGCCTGTCGGTAGTACGGAGCAATGTATGCATATCTACCATCTTTTCTTTCTGTTTTTATTTCTAATGCTTTACGTAATATTTCTGTTATAGCATAAACAGATTTACCCCAACGTCTATGTGATACACAAATTTTAAATCGTTTATTATTTTTATGTAAGTCTGCTTGTTGTGGTCTTGGTGTATATGGAATAGTTATATGCATATTACCACTTTACTTTATTAGCCCAAAAAGCTGCACTCATTTTTCCTTTTGCTATATTTTTTGCGTGTCGTGCTTTAAATGATTTGGAGCGAGGTGTATTTTTTTTATCACCAGATACTCCTTGTTGCCCAAAACGTATAAGTTTTTTTTTACCATTTTCTGATGCTAATACTACATGAGATTTTGTTGGGTGATTAGGTGTGCGTTTAGGTTTATTAACACCATCTAACTTCACACCTCTATAGTCTATACTCATGTGTTTTTAGCTTTTGCCTTTGCCTTTTTTGATAAACCACTAAAGTGAAATAATTTTACACTTGTTTTGCCATGTGTTTTACCAGAGTGTAAATCGCCATTAGGCATTTTATGAGTATTGCCTTTAAACAAAGAACCATCTTTTTTATAATGTTTTACACCTTTCATTATGCTTTACTCTTTTTTTTATTACTTTTTTTATTCGAAACTTTTTTATTAGTTTTTTTCTTAGTCATTTTTTTACTATTACCATAATTATATGCCATTATACTTTTCCTTTTTTATTTTTTTTTCTTTTTTGAGTTAATTTTATTTTTTTGAAAATGCCTTTAGCTGGTGCGCCTTCGCTTCCTACTTTACGCATTTTTTCACCAGAACCTGCTGCTATGCGTTTTCGTTTTGCGTTGATATTAGAATATAATCCTCTTTTTACCATATCACTCCTTTTTTTGAGTAATCTTATCTTTAATTATTTCTGCGTCAACTATTTTTTTTTCTGGCTCTAAATTGAAACTTACTGAAATGTTGTTTGGTAATCCTTCGTGTTCTACTTTTTCTGTAAAACCAGCTTTAGTTTTTGCTAAAAATATTGCTGAGATCGTATCGCCTTTCATAGCTTTTTTATATAGTTGGCTTCCTATTGCCATAGTTAACTTTTCTTTACCAGTTTCTAAAGCATTTTGAAAATGTTTGCGTAATGTTTTAGGACTACATCCCACTAATTTTGCTATTTGCTCATGTGTTAAGCCAAAAGCAACACCTAATGAACATATCCTTTCCATTTCAGGTGTTGGTTCAAAAAATGGTCTACCTGCTTCTTTCATTTTTTTTCCTTTTTATTGTTAAATCCCACATTCCGTTTTTTCTTATAACCATTTTAAAATATTGAGGATATTTTTTATATAACCATTCTGTAGCTTCTTTTTCACCTTTTATATTTCTTGAAACCTGATGACCTCCTTCTCCTCCCCAATAAGTGCTAGTTGGTGCTATGTAATTAAATCTCGCTATACTTTTATCTGCTAAAAAATATTTGATTGTCATTTCGTGACTTTCTTTTCCTGCTGTAAAATCTTTTCGTGCTTTACACTCTTCGCCCTCGTCTCTTAATATATCGTGATTATTAACAGTTCCACTTATATTTGCAACTATGTATCTCAAATCAAAAGTTATCATATTTTTCATAAAGTAAGGATTATCAACTGGGTATGTACCAAAATATCTTGTTTTGTTTTTATTACAAATATCAAAAGCAAAATTTATAAAATTATCTAAATCATTTATTTCCGTTAATACTTTATCATTTACTTTCATTTTAATAGATTTCAAATCATCATCTAACATAAATAAATTTTGACCTATTTTATGTGTTTTTTGTATAAAGTTTCTTTGTTGAGGCAATCCTCTCTTACCTATTATTATTTCAGCATAAGAATTTTTATCTATAGTATTTTCATAAGTTTCTTTTTCTTCTTTATTTGCAACATAAATGAAAATATTTTTAGGATTAATATTTGTTTTTTTTAAGTAAGCCATTGTTTTATTTTTTAATGTCTCAGCTCTTTTATATGTTGGTATTATTAATTTATACATTTAAGCCTTTAAAATCTTTTCTGTTTTTTACTATATTTAATTCTTCTTCACTGCTGCCACATTTATCCATATTTTTTCTAAAATAACAAACTAAACTTATTCTTTCGTATGGTTTTTTTGCAACAATAGGTAAATTACCATGCCATTCGTGAACATTAAAAAAACAAACGTCAGTATTTCTTACATCAAAGCCTATACCATATCTTGGTAAACAAGTTTCACCTCCAGTATATTCACCAGCTTGTAATACTGCTATGTTACCTAATCCTTTTTCATAATCTCCAGCATCTACATGTATAGCAGTCCTAAAATTTTTATTTACTGTTACTGTGGTAAACACTGTATTTTCTATTTTAAAATCTTTATGTGTTCTATCTATAGCTTTTTTTTGCGCTTTAAACCTATCAGGTGATGCTTTTTTAAATTGTTCAGAAATAGCTTGTATATATTTTTTACTTTTGATATAATTCGGAAAATTTTTTTCTGTCCATGCAGTTTGTCTACAATATGGAAATCTTACATTTCTATCAAAGTAACCTATGATACCACTCTTAACGTGTTGCGCTCTTGCTACACTATCTAGTGTTCCATCTTTTTTAACTACTGTAAATCTTTTTTGAGGTTTACCACTTTCAAGTCGCTGCCCTTTGATAGTTGTATTTTCTAGTGGGTGATGAAACCCAGCTGCGTCTCCCCTGTTATTTGTTCCTGTAGCTGCTGTTCGCAAGGCATAGTATGCAGTTTTACATAAGTTAGCAGGAATTACATTTTTTCTAAAAAAAAATAAAGGTTCGCCCTGCTCGTCATAAGCATCACAATTATAATTTATTATAGTATGTATATCGTTTTCTTTTACAAAGGTTCCTGACCTTTTAGAAAAGGATTTATAATCAGTTTGCGCTTTTACTTTTAATAGCTTTATATTCATCTTCTATTACCTTATAAACTACATCAGATAAATTATCTAATTTATAATGTTCCTGTATTATTGTACACATTTCTCTAAATAAAAGCTCTGTATCAGTATTATAAAATAGTTGCACTAGCTTTACATTGCTAGGCGCAAAATTAGTTACTGAATCCTCAAGCACATCTTCTTCTATATTATCACTAGCAAAATTTAATAACTCGTCTGCTGTGAGCTTATTTATATCTTCAAGAGTAAACCCAGTCAAGTTCATATCATAGTCTAAGTCAGCTAAACCTAATAATTCACTTTTTAATAAACTTTTATCCCATTCAGCATATTCTGCTGATTTATTATCCATTATACGATAGGCTTTTTTTTGAGGTTCGGTTAAATCAAGCGCCTTATGTATAGGCACCTCTTTTAAGCCAAGCTCTTTAGCTGCTAATAAACGAGTATGCCCTACGAGTATAATGTTTTTTTCATCAACTACTATAGGTTGCCTAAAACCAAACTCTTTTATGCTATCTTTTATCTTAGCTACTGCGTGTATATTCTTACGAGGGTTCTTATCATAGTTTATAAGAGTATCAGGATTTACTAATTCTATTTTCATATCTCTCCTAGATGGTTAGTTGCCTTTTTATTTATCAAAAAAATATATAGTTGTCAAATTATTGTTATGGTTGGTAGTGGTTTAGTATATAACCCCTACCTACCCCCCACCCCGTCCTGGCATCGGAATCTAAAAAACTTTTTTTTATTAAGGGTCCCCTTATAGCTTTATATACTACCATAAGCAATTTAAATTAGTTTTAAGCGCTACAGTATCTAACTAAGGTATATTATTATATTAATATGCTTATGCTTATGTGTGCCGTTTATATAGCTTGTAAATATATGTTTGGGTTTAGTACTTGATTTGAGCTAGTTTTGTTCCCCTTTTTTGATGGGGTAGCAATATGCGGATTTGCCTACAAGCCCACTTCTATAAATTATATCGCCTAAGTCCTTAATAATGTTTTATATAATAGCTTCTTATATATATTGTTTAACTTTAACTTTAATATTGATATGACAAAGGCATAGCAAACGCATAGCATATGATAAATAAAAGTATAGCAAAACCTTACAGTTGCTACATCAATACTAATATATAAAGTCAAAACAATTATAATATATATTAATGCTAATATGTAATTTACTCATATATAGGTGTTTATAGCTTATGTAATGGTTATGTGTTGGGGCAGCGCTGTCATACCTTATATTGTTACCCTCTGTAGCTTTAATAATTTTATTTACATTTAGTTAATTAATACTCTTTACTAAAGGTTAATAATCAATATAATGAATATATAAATAAAAAGGAGCTAATAAATGTTAAATAAAACTGAATATAAAATACTTCATATCAAGGCTAGTATTGCTGAGTATTATAAACTTGGTACTGTAAACAGTAATAAACCTATTATTGATATGTTATATAGTAAACTTGCTAAACTTGAGCAGTTATCAATTACTAATCCTATTACTAATAAGGAAATATAATTATGTCTTATACTACTAAAATAATAGAAGAAGTATCTAAAAAAGTATTATCTATGATGGAAGATTATAAAGATGATTGGACTAAACCTTGGGTAGATACTATGGCTAAAAGTTTTCCTATAAATTTTGCCACTAAAAAAGATTATAATGGCTTTAATATTTTTTGGTTATCGTTAGCTTGTCATTATAAAGGTTATAATCATAATAAATGGGCAACCTATAAGCAATGGGTAAAATTAGGTGGTACTGTTAAAAAAGGTGAAAAATCTACAAGAGTATTTTATTGGGAGCTAAAAAAGTTTGAAGATAAGAATAATGTAGATGTTAATGGTGACCCTGAAATTAAATCAAGATGGTTCTTAAAAGTATGGAATGTATTTAATGTTGAACAAGTAGATGGTATAGAATTGCCTAAACCTAATTTAGTTAACAAAGTAGATTCTATAGCCTATGCCGATAAATATATTAAAAATACTAAAGCTGTTATAAAAATACATGGAGATGTAGCTTCATATTCACCAGTATTAGATTATATCAATATGCCTAATAAAGAACAGTTTAAAAATACTGATAGCGCTACTGCTAGTGAACATTGGTATAGCACTTTATTACACGAGTTAGTTCATTGGACTGGTCATAAAGATAGGTGTGATAGAAACTTTAGTAAAATTTTTAAATCTCAAGAATATGCTATGGAAGAATTAGTAGCCGAAACTGGTTCAGCTATTCTTACTGTTTTGTTAGGTGTAAGCAAAACTACTAGACCTGATCATGCTAAATATTTAAATAGCTGGAAAAAAGTAATTAAAGATAATCCTAAGGCAATATTTACTGCTTTTAGCAAAAGCACTCAAGCTATAGAATTATTAAATAATTTACAACCTAAAGAAAAAAAGGAAGTGGCTTAATGGCTACTTCCTACCATTACTCTTTACTAAAAGTTAATTTTATTATATGTGTTATAAAAAGGAAATATTATGATAAAAAATAAAAAATTATATTTAGTTACATACCCTGATAAAGAAACTGAATATTGGCATGTTAGTAAAAATGAATTATTAAGTGAATTAAATAGGTTAAATAATATACATAATCAAAATGTTATTTATTCAGAAATAACTGATAAAAAAATTATTAATCGATTATATTAGGAAAAATATTATGAATATTTTTGTTTTAAGTAATGACCCAGTAAAAGCAGCTAGTATGATGTGTGATAAACATATTGTAAAAATGCCTTTAGAATCTGCTCAAATGTTATGTAGTGTATGGCATAGGTTTGACCAACATAATGTGCCTTATAAGGAAGCATTTAAAAAACACCCTTGTACCTTATGGGCTGGTGATGACGCAGCTCACTATGATTGGCTATATATTCACGCATTAGCGCTATGCTCAGAGTACACTAAACGATACGGCAAGGTTCATAGCTGTCAAAAGGTTATTACTGCTGTATCACATCACCCTAAATATAACAGTAATAAAGATTTACTAAAATTATCGCACCCTAAATGTATGCCTGATAATTATAAATATGATTGTGCAGTCAAATCTTATAGGACTTATTATATTAAAGATAAAGTTTTTAAAGGCATTGCTACTTGGAAAAAGTTAAATAACCCACCTAATTGGTTGGTTTGTAATAATTTACAAATAGTTAAATAAATTACTTTACTTATAGTTAAAAAACGATATGATGAATGTATAATAAAAAAAAAGGAGCTAAAATGAAAAAACTTACTAAAAAACAACAAGATTATTATAATAATACTGGTAGCAACCCAGTAGAAGAAAAAAGTTATGGTATTAATTATTATAATAAAAGAATACAAATAGAAAAAAATCATTTGGCGAATATGATTAATTTTTTAAAACTTCCTTATAATGAATTTTATGAAATGTGCAAAAGAACTGAATGGGATTTGAAAAGTATTTGTTTTGAAATAAGACAAATTCGTAATTCTATAACAGAATATAGAAAAGCTAAAGCTGTTTATATAAATGGCACTTTTTGGAAGAATGTAAAGGAGAGCGCTTAATGTCTATTTATTCACAATATAATCTTACTCCAATACAACAAGAAATTATTGAGAGTATGGTTGATGAGCATAATTGGCTCATCAATCGTGTTCCTGATGATGACGAAAGGTTTTCTGCTATTTATATTCAAGCTGATGATATGGCTAGTGAATTAAAAATGGATAGAGAAGATTTTTGGAATAAATTTTTTAATTAAAAGGAGCTTATTATGAATTATACAGATCAATATAAAATACTAGATGCTTTACAAAAGCATTTAGAAGCTAATAGAAAATCAGAGCAATTAATTTATGCTGTAATTGAACTATTACAAAAACAAATAGACGAGCAAGATAGATATTGTGACCAACAAGCAGATTTAGAAAAGGAGAAAAATAATGATAGAAGATAAATATGTTCCAGATATGGAAACTAAAAATATAAAAGGTGGTTTTGCTAGATTATATTTTGATATGGATTTATTTTTATATAAAGTAATCACTTATAGTAATGGAGTAGAAAAAATAAGAGAAATTTTATCGCCTTCTAAAGCTATAAATATCTATAAGGCGCTAAAGTAATGAGATATATGTTATATGGAGTGTATGGCAGTTTATTAGTCTTATACTCCTATATATATCTTATTACTTTGTATTAAAGGAAACTTAAAATGGTAAAAAAAATTATAAAATTTGAATCTAAAAAAATTGGTAAAGTTAATATGCTTACAAGAGCAATATCAATTACTACAAAAAAAAATAAATTAATACCATTAATAACATTAGATTTTTTCAGGAGAAAAAAAAATGGAAAGTAGAACTTTTAAAGGAATAACCATAAAATTCAGCGAAGGAAATCATCAATATTATGTCGATGATAATGGAAAAAAAATAAGACCAGCAAGTGTAAGTGGTATTATTAAAGGAAACGATGGTTTTGGTATAGGCGCTATGGCAGGTCGTAAAAATTATTTAGAAACTTTAGTAGAGGAGTTGCCTAACTCTGGTTTATTAAGAGTAAATGATATTACTGATTTGCAAGAAAAATTATTTGATATAAAAAAACTAGCTGAAAAAAAATGGACTGATCAAGCAGCTATAGGAACTGCAGTTCATAATTGGATAGAGGGATATTTAAAAGGTGATATGGCAGAGCAGGGTTACTATAAAGGGCATGATAACCGAGCTAATCATATTAGAAAAATGCAATATGCTTTATATGATTATTTAGTTGCTAAAATAGGTGTCTTATATAAAGCTGAACATTTAGTTTATGATAATTCTATACTTCCTTATGCTGGAAAGTTTGATGCTTGGTTAGAGCATAAAAAACATGGCGAATGTTTAGTAGATTGGAAAACTGTTACTAAAAAATCAAATGGTACTTTATGGCGAATACAGTTAGCTGGTTATATGATGGCTTTATGTAACGAATTAGATAGAAAACCATTTAACAGATTAATAGTTGCTATTGATAAAGATACAATGGAAATACGAGAGTATGTTTTTGATGTAGAAAGCTATAAAAAAGATTTGGAGGTATGGAAACATTATCTTCAAATACATCAATTTTTAAAAGATTATAAATGGTATAAACATTGATGTTAAAAAGGAGCTTTATAAACATGGCATTGATGAGGTTAGAGTTAGCTCCTTTCCTTTTATTCAATGCCACCAAAAATGGAGAATATAATGGAAATACAAGTAAGTAAACTAGAAGCACCCATTCCACCAAGTGCAGATAACAATGGTAGAAAGTCTTATAGGGTTACAACGACCACTGGTGAAAAATTATTTGGTAGCGCTAAAATAGGTCTAGCACAAGTTAAAGATGGGGACATGATATCTGTAGATATATCGCCTGATAAATATGGTAATAAATGGATAAATAAATTTGAACCTATTACAGATATAAATGCTGATATGGAAAAAATAAAAGATACTTTTCCTGATAGTAAGGTTGTTACAAATAATGGGTATTCTACAATACAACCTCATAATGATAAACCTTCTATGACAAATAAAGATTACTTAATAGTGTTGCAAAGTTGTGTAAATAGACAAGCTGATTGGACACCTACACAAAAATTAAAATTTATTTTAGATAATTATTATAATGGTGTAGTAGCAACGCATAAAGGACTAGATGAAGGGGATAGCTTTTAATGTCAAAAAGGTATGTAAACAAAAAGCACGTTGAATATGTAAGCAACTTAGATTGTTGTATATCAGAGCATTTTCAAAGATTAAGAGAAAATGGTACGTTGCCGAAGGATAGGGCAAGTTGTGGGGATTATAATATACAAGCCCATCACTTGCTTAAACCTTATTATAGTAGTCGAGGAATGAGTTTAAGAGCAGGAGATAAAGACGTTATACCTTTATGCTTTAAACATCATACTGAGTTACATAGAAACGGTAATGAATATCAATTTTTTGAAAAAGTAGTATGCAATTCTAGGTTTGGAATTGTTACTGCACAAAAATGTTGGGAAGAAAGCCCATATAACAAGGAGGATAAAAATGAAACAAACACAAAATGAACTTATATTGAAGCATTTAAAAGAAAATAAAAAAATAAACCCATTAGAAGCATTAAATCTATATGGTTGTTTTCGTTTAGGCGCTAGGATATACAATCTTAAAAAAGATGGTCATAACATTGAAACTAAAAGAAAAAAAAATGGAGTGAAAGGTAATACTTTTGCTGAGTATCATTTGATAAAGGAAAATTAATGATTACTAGAAATTGGATTATAAACACTAAGCACTCAGGAAAATACAAATGTCCTGAGTGTTCTCATACTAGAAAAAATAAAAATGATAGGTGTTTAAGTATAACTGTTAAAACAGATGGTGTCGTATATTATTGTCATCATTGTAACACAAGTGGAGGTGAATATTATGAAAGAGATTTCGAAAAAAATAATACAGTTCGCAGAGAAAAGAAAAATAAGCAAGAAAACTCTAACGGATTTAAGAATAGAAAGTGGACAGGCACAGTTTGGTAAAGAAAAATATGAAAGTATTGTATTCGGTTATTACAATTTAGAAGGTGAAAGAGTAAATTATAAAGCTAGAGCTATACATGAAAAACTTTTTAAACAACAAAAAGGTGGAGAACAAAGATTTTATAATCTCGATAATGTATTAAAATCAAACAATCTTACTAATAATACTATTTATATTGTAGAAGGTGAGTTTGATGCTTTAGCTTTATACGAAGCTGGCTATGGTTTAGATAGTATTTTAAGTGTTCCAACTGGCGCTGTTGCTAAATCTACTGAAGAACCTGAAGAAGCTAGAAAATATAAATATGTATTAGATGCTATTGAACAAGGTCTGCACAAAGTAAGCTGTTTTGTATTATTAACTGATAATGATGAAAGTGGTTTAGCTTTAAGGCAAGATTTAGTTTCAATATTAGGTCATGGTAAATGTAAGTATTTTGATTTTCCTGATGATATCAAAGATGCTAATGAAGCGCTAGTTGCATGGGGCAAAGATGATTTAAGATGGCAAATAAATGAAGGTTTAGTTCCTTTTCCTATTGAGGGTGTTTACTCTTTAGATGAAATACCAGACCCACCTAAAGTAAAATTGTATAATCCTAATATGGAAGGTTGGGAAGATAAATTTATGTTAGGCGCTGGTATGGTTTCAGTTTTTACTGGATTTCCAGGACATGGTAAAACTTCTTTTGCTATACAAATATGGTCAAATATTGCTCAACAATATAACTGTACTGTTGGTATGTTTAGTGGAGAAACTAGAGTTAAGCCTTATGTCCGTAGAAATATAAGAACTTTTTATCATAAAAAATTAGAATGGGAATTAAGTGATGAAGAAAAGCATGAAGCAGATGAATTTATTAGAAAACAATTTGTATTTTTAAATCACCCTAACAATAGTCCTAATTTTGATTGGGTATGTGATCGTATACAAGATATGAAAGCTAGGTTTGGTATAGCAGCTTTTATACTTGACCCTTGGAATAAATTAGAAACTCCAGATTTTGTAAAAGGTAGTGAAACTCAATGGATAGGAAAGAGTTTAGATTATCTTACAGCATTAGCTAAAAAATTAGACATACATATTATGCTATTAGCGCACCCTGCTAAACCAGATATGAAAATGCAAAATGCACCTCCTTCTGCATATAGCATTGCTGGTAGCGCCCATTGGAATAATAAACCAGATCATATATTTAGTTTATGGAGAGATAAGTTTGAAAATCCTGATGGAAGTAGATGTACTGAAGCAGTTTTTACTGTATGCAAAACAAGATATGAAGAATTAGGTTACCCAAGAATATTAGATGTAAAAATGAATTTAGATAATGGTTGCTTTGAATCATACGAAAAAGAGAAGCCAGAAAAGAAAAGTAAGATAGCAAAACATTGGAACGATTTAGATGACTAGGAGGTCAACATGGAGTTTTTAATTATGTATACAATAATCTATACATTTATAGGTTTACAGAACTCAGGAATATTATAGTGGGTAAATTTGTTATTAACTATGTAATGGAGTTTGAAAAAAGACCTAGCAAACATGAAGTAGAAGGAAGGTTATGGAATTTATTAGCTAAAGGTTTTGTTTTAAGAACAGTAGAAGAAAACGATTATTATGTAACTAGAAAAGAAGTAAAGGAGAAAAAATAGTGCCTAAGATAGCAACATTAGATGATTACAAAGTAACTACAGCTCATGGAAAATTACTTTATAATATTGGTAAAAAAAATAATTTAACCATTCAAGATTTAGCTAAAGAATTATCTTGTTCTGTAGTTTATATAAGGTCTATTTTAAAAGGAGATTTTATTTTATCTTCTGATAAATCAATGTTACTTAGAAAAAAATATGAAAGAGATAATATATGAAATGGTTAAAAGAAAACCAATAAAAAAAGATAATACCAGTAGTCACTGGAAGAAACTTATACATTTAAAAATGTGTAGCTTTTGTGATAATGCAGCAGTTCATTATCATAAATTAAAATATTACTGCAAACAATGTTATGAACAATTAATAAAGGAAAAATAATGATAATAAAAAAAATAATGGAAGATAAAAAAATATCCCAATCTAAGGTGGCTAGAGATTTAGAAATATCTGAAGCTATGGTTACTTTGATATTACAAGGAAAAAGAAATATTAGCATTAAACTTATAAAAAAAATAAGAGATAAATATAATTTATCTTTTAATAAAATATTGGAGGAATAATGAAAGAAAAACTATTTTACTTTCCTTTTTATCCTGCTGATTGGTTAGCAGATACCTCTGTATTAACTTTAGAAGAAAAAGGCGCTTATATAACTATAATTGCTACTATGTATCTACAAAATGATTGTAGCTTATTTAAAAGGCATATTCCAAATATCTTAGGCATAAAAGATAATAAAAAATATGAAAAGCTGATGTATAATATATTGCCTTTGTTAATAGATGAAGGTGATAAAGTATCTCAAAAAAGAATAAGAGAAGTTAAAAATAAAATAAAAGATATTGTTGATAAAAAAAGTAAAGCAGGAAAAAAAGGCGCTCAGGGAAGATGGGGAAAAAAAGTAAAGGTTTATACAAATAAAACTATCGATAAATTTTCATCTATAAGTGCTGCTGATAAAGCAAGGAAAATATTAAATGATGGCTATGAATAGTACGAACTAGAGGTTGATAAATTTTAAATACCACAATATGAAATTATCTATTTTTATTATAAAAAATTGTAGGTAACTATACCTTTCATTTTTAATATTAATAAAATCCCTAGTCCGTTTGACAAGTATACACATCCTAATATAGGAATCAATCTTTTTCTATTATCCAGTTATCTTTTTGTAATTGATAATCTAGGTATAATTGTGTATCTGCATATCCTCTGCCTTCATTTAAACAGATAAGATAGTATTTAGGCTCATATAGTTTGCATGATTTATCATCTCCTTCTACTGGGTGTGCCACTCCTTTTGATATAAACAATATATATCCTAAGAAAGCACATAACCCTATAAATATAAAACCTCCTACAACTAAAAATATATTTCTAATCATTTCTACCATTTCTTCTTGTTTTTTTCTGGCTTTAGCTTTTGCTATTTTTATTGCTTTCTTTTTTGCATCAATACGTTTTTTGCGTTCTTCTAAGATAAACTCCCAAGTTCCATGACCAAAGCGAAGGTTGATTAATTGTTTCATTTCATAGAGATGCTCTTGTGCTAATTTAGCATCTATCACTTCTTTCGCTACGTTCTCTACTGCAAAGTGGTCTACATTAGCTTTATCTCTGGCTTTTATAACTTCTTGTTGACCATTAAGTGCTTTATCTACATGACCAATAATATCACCAATATCTTGTGCTGTACTGATATTGCTCTTAATAAAGTCTACTGATTTTTTAACTAATGCTATACCAGTTAGTACGGCAGTTACTGGCTCAACCATTATGCTTCTCAATGAACCTGTCGAGTTTAACTTCTAGTCTTAATACTAGCTCTTTAATTTCTCGTGTTTCATTGTGAAGCTCGGATTTTGTAGCATATTCTTTACCTAAATCTTCTCTAGTTTTGTTTAGAAGTATTTGTAATCTTTTTACTTCATTAAACATTTTAGAAAATGCCCATGCAAATGGTCCTAAAACCACAGTTATAATTAAATTCCACATCATCATAGGGTCAATCGACATACCATACCCCTTTACGCATCATTTGTGATAATCGTATAGCTCTTTGACCTACCTGTTTTGCCCATTTGCTCTCCAACATTTCATTTGCAGCTTTCTCAAAATCTTTATCTTGTATTGCTGCAAAGGTCTTAACCCATGTATTAGCATTAAACCTACTAATACCCATATTAAATACCATGTCTAATAATACAGCTTGTCTAGGCTCTGCTAATGATTCCATAAATGTCCAATGTTCTACTTCTTTTTGTATTCTTTGCAAATCATTTAATAATAAAAACTTTGCTTCTTCATCTGTAATACCTACATCAGATAAGTTTCTACCCACTCCGATTGTTGTTTTATCTGCTGTACATTGATATGGTTTTAACTCTAATCCTTCATGTAGAATTAACATATCTATTAATTTACCTTTATCTACTCTCATTTTTTAGAATCAACCTTTTTAATTTTGTCTAAGCTACGCAAACCTCCGATACCTAACATACCTAATAATAAAGGCATCATCACAGACATGTCAGCTTGTGGTATACTTATACCAAATCCACTACATATAGGAACTACCATAAAGTTTATACCTAATGATAACGCACATATCCAGCCAACAAGAGGTCTCCAACTTGATTGAAACCAGTTACCTTTTGCTTCTTCTGTATTAAGTTTGATTTGTGCTAATGCTAATTGTTGTGCGTGTTCGTCTGCCATTGTAGCTAGTTTATGAGCTAACTCTGCTTTCTTGTCTTTGTCTTGTATAAACTTACCTAAAAGTTTAGTTGCTGGTGCTATAAGTGCTGTAATAGCCATAATACCTCCTAATCGGCACTAAATGTACCTAGACTACTCCATAGAGAACCAGGAACTGTTGTACCATTTTGTTTACCTAATTGTGCCATTGATTGATTAACATTTACAAAAGCACCTTG